ATGCATCAAATTCCTTGAATGTATTTTTATCAACACTACACAATTCAGAAAGAATAGATCTTTCTTATAATGTTTTAGTAACATGGTCTGACCTGTATTTACTTACCAATGTTCTTACTCAAAATACAACATCAGGGTTTTTAATTTACGATGATGTTTCCGATACAATATCAGATTTTACAGGTTCGAATGTAATGTTACTGGATGTTTCAAATCTAGGTAATGTCAAAAGACGCGAAGAATCAAACGCAGTAATAGACGCTTGGAATATAGCTGATACAGAATTTAATTATTCCAATACATCACCGACGGCAGATTCTATTACGGGTTATTTAACCTATGATGGATTTACAGACAATTCTTCTCAATACGATGCTTCAAATTCTCTTTTAACTTTTTTAAATTCCAATGCAATATCCGAAACATTAATAAGAACTACTATAATAATAGACAGTTATACATCTCTAAGTCCTGTACCAGCTTTATCCGCACCGACATCCAATGCTACATCTGGTTTATTGGTATGGTTGGGAGAAGAAGATACCGCTTCTACAACGTTAGCATCTTCCAATTTAATTTTATATATGGACGAATTTCATTATAGTAATATATTAAATACAGCGGGAAATGTGATTACGAGTTATGAAACAGCAGCACTCTCAAACATACTGAACAAAGATAGTACAACTGGATTTCTCACATTTGATGATAATACAGAAGATTCAAAGAGTGCCTATCCAAGTTCAAATGCACTATATGATTACATGGCAGTGAAACATTTTGAACCGCGTTCACTTCTGGCACAAGATGTTGTAGATGCGTGGAACACTGCAAATGCTATTTACAGTTTTTCAAATACCGCGCCATCCTATGACACCTCAAACGGATTTATTCTTTACGACGCCATCCAGGATGATGATACACAGTATGACGGGTCCAATAGTCTCGTGACATTTTCAAATGTCAAGGAAAATGTGGTACGCATCGTCAATGCCACCGCACTGGTCAATGGGTATAGCAATCTAATCATAGGGATAAGCAACCCCAAGACTGCGCCCACCTATGATGAAAATACCGGTTTCATTACATTCGATGGCGATACAGATGTTGCCGGTTCCAACGTGGGTTCCACTGCACTGTACACCTACGTGGAAAACTACGGTCAGACAATTCTGGGATATTCTTTTGATTTATTCACCCGTTACATCTACATTGACAAGGACGAGCGAAGAATTACGGCGGATCGTTCTGTGGATTATGTCATCACTCAAACGCAACGCATACCAGCGTCAAACAAAAAGGAGATCGATCTTCCCCTAAGTCATCCCGTAAGTTTTATAGCGTCCACGGCAAGCAACTTTAATGACACGAACAACATGCTACTGGAAATCAATGGCGAACCGATAGGAGATCCAAAACCAGTCATTCCGCATTACAGACATGTGTCGACTTATTTCCACAGTCCATATGGATCTAATCAAAATACAACCATGATGTACCCTTTCTGCCTGGATGCATCTAAAAAGGAACCATCAGGTTCTCTCAATTTCAGTCGTCTGGATTCGGCCCGAATAATCTTGGACGAAGCCATCGACGGTGACATCTACGCGGTCAACTACAACATTCTTAGGATTTCGAACGGGGTCGGGGGGTTACTTTACTCATAGTATCTAAAGCCTTATCTACCTGATCTTTCGGCATAAACATGAGCCAAGCCACGGCCATCCTCTCTTGGGTAAGCGTCCCATCCCGCTTCATGGCGGCACACGCATCTTGAAATTGCTTTACGTAGTCCATAATGGAATTTCAAGGTGTCACTTCTTTAATTGGTCTTTGGAACCTTGAGCAGAGGGACATCAGCGGAGAAGCATCGGGTGATGCTGTTGGCGGGAACCGGACCCACACGCTGAAGGTCGGTGATAGGCCTGATGAGTTCGGGACCCATCCTGGCAATCAGCTGACGGTACTGGTAGTTAAGAGGGTAAGCAATACCATTATCAGACATGATTCGATCGTTGATCAACTGACTGGAACTGTAAATCGTGAAGGCGCGACCATCGGCCATACCAAGACGCTGCGACATCTTTTACTTATTCAAGAGATAATATTCTCTGACCGCCTGGATGAATGGTTCACTCTGATAAGGACCGGTATTGGATTGGTTCTTTATGGCGATGTCACCAAGTTTTACGTCGGGGTGATAAAGAACGTCGAGTAAAAATTTGTAGATGACGGCAAGGTCCTTGAACGTCTTGGCACCAGCTAGCACAACACTCCCGGTCTTGAAAACACTGACCGTCGTCCCGAAGATGGTCGCTTTGACTGCCGAGTAGGTTTCGGGGTTAAATGAAATCTTACTAACTTTGTTGCGATAGGTCTTGTAAAGATCCAAAAGTGCCAGCTGATTGATGCCGTGAGGAACCTGAAAGGTAGCATTGATCATCTGAATTTCCATGGGGATGGGTGAACGGTCACGAACGTCTGGGAAAATCTCATCTACTAATTCTTGGATCTCCTGGATGATCGCATCGCCTTCCATAGGTGTTGATGATCCCGTCACGTGAATTTTCCCGTTAGCAAACAGTTTGACAGAACGTTTTTTAGATTCTGATATCTCCTTGAAGATTGTCACAGAATTGTTAAAGTGATTATTGGCCATCTTCCATCCTTTGGTTCCAGATGTAAACTTTTCGGCAAAGGTTGTTAAAGAAGTGGTGACATCCTTTCTGCCACCCATCACCGTCATCGTCGATACCCTCAACAATGATGGTTTTCGATCGAGTTTATCTCGCGCTTTCACGACATTCCCCAGGAACGTCAGGTACTCCATTTAAAAAAGAAATGCCTCTAATCTTTAATATGAGATGTCAACACTGCAAGAAGAAAGGATTGGTATGTGTCCCTTGTTCTTGTTGTGATCTCGATTCGCTCTGCACCCAATGTATTCAGCTGGAGTTTCACGAGTGCTCTGGTATCCTGAATAAAATTCAGTCCATGAAAAAAACTATAGAACTCCTAAACCCTAAAATTGAGGGGCAGAAGTTTCAAAAAATATAGGACAGCCAGTAGCAATAAAACTGCCACGGTAACCTGCAAGCCCCTGATCAAATTCGTATTTTTCTTTTCCACTTTGACGGGAGCCGTGACTGGGGTAGCGGTTGGGTTGTTCCATGGAGGGTTGTCGTAAATGCGCTCTGGCAATGCTGGGCGATTGAGAGGGTAGTCCTGGGATCCAGGCGTGCAGTAATAGGGCGTCCTCCATCCAGCGGCCGTGGTCTCCGTACATCCTGGACTCGCTTCGGTTTCCTGTGCCGCAAGAGCACCACCAAGAGCATCTTCATAGGGCTTAACCGAATTAACCAGAGGTGCTTCTGGTTTAGATCCGGTGTAAACTGTCTTGTAGGCACCGCCTTCCGACACACCTGGGTTGAACTTATTTGGATCGGGATTGGTGTACGGATTAATTTTATCCATGTGGATTCCGTCGTTCAGATGGATATATGACATCCTTACTTGTTATACTGTGGGAATAAATTGCCACTTGAGCAGCTTGCACATGTCTGCCCATATGACATCCTGCTGGGTCAGTTTTTCCTTTGATTTCAAAAGAGGAAAATAAGGCAAAAATTGATCTTCTCCGAGAAGTTCGCAAAACTTGTATAACACGTAAGGGTAGCTGAGGAAGTTCTTTCGGTCCTTGGGACAAACTTTGTCAAACGGTTCCTGGATTTCATTGAACATCAGCCTGAGCCGTTCCTCCAGGGTGGGCAACATTTCTGGAGGTCTCACGCCGGTAAGGATATTTGTAATATACGGTATGTGTTCATAGTATTTATTTTGTCGCAACTTTTTCAAAAGTCCTCTCACCTTGGCGTGAGTAATCTTGGAAACTTGTTCGATTCTTTGTTTTTTAAGTTCGTACCTTAAACTTTCTATGATATCTTCTGGTATGTTGGCCGATTCTTTCCCCTGAAATTGTTGAACCCATTCATTAAAATGGTTTTGTCTTTTGTAACTGTACTGTGTATTTTTAGAAAGTTCCTGTTCATCGTGATATGATAGTCCAGTGGCTAAATAATTTATACTGCATCCACAATCTTTGCATACAAGCGACGATGTTATTTCACATTCGTAAATATTTCTTGATTCACAATTTTCACATGTATCGCCACAAAATTTAGTTTTTTCCATGACATCATCGTCCCTCATGACCGTTAAATCGCCCTCGACGACACGCATGTATTCAATGAAAATATCACGACGACAATTCTCTTCTTGATATCTCAATAAATAGGGTGCAGCCAGGGCGATGTATTCATTCATCTTGACCTCATCATTTTCATATTCTTTCAATTTTATATGATATCTTTCGAGTAAACTCATTTAAAGAAAAATGTCATTATAACTTTAAATGTATAACTTTCTTGTCAAACTCATCGGCTGGTGGTATAACGAGAATCCTTACCGGATCACGATGCCTTTGAAAATGATATATGACATCAACACCAAAAAAGATTGTATGTTTCCTTCGGCTGAGTGGAAGAGAATTATGGAAGGTTGGCCTTTGATGAAGTCAGGCGAAACTTATATCATGTGCTACTATGCTGATTTCAGAGACGCGATCTACGTGTTGCGAAGGAAGAAGCCTGAGTGTGTCGAGAATATTCGTTACGAGCAGGAGTACACCTATCGTGGCTCTCCTTATTCCATGGTGACCAGGGATCCCATGCGAAGGGTACATGACATTGAAGAGTCAGAAGGATTGAAGGGTCCCATCATGATCCAGAAGGTCGAAGCTATCATGGAAAATGGCGAGGTGAAAATGTGGGACACGGCTCGATTCCTTCGCTATGCGGGACCAAGGTCGGATTTTCATAACGTCAAAGACATCTGTATGAAGGATCTATTTGACGCCAACGAAGAAGTGCCAGATGAGTGGCATGTTTATATGTTTGGTAAGAAGATTGTCATAGACAAGAACGAAGAACTTACTCCTCAGACTTTGGTGCCAGGTAGAATCTGAGTTCGCCAAGAGAAGTAACTTTGTACTCAAGAACCAGGGGCATGTCCTGACCGTGGTGCAGGAGTTTCATATTTGAACACATCGAGGTGGCCTTGGTGAACAAGTTCAGATATTTCAGTGAAAATGTATCTTTCATCGACTGGAATTTACTCGAATCAGAGTCAATATCATATTCAGTGTATTGTTCCGCGAAATCACCTGTGCACCTGAACCCGATCTTTTTGAAAGAACGTTCGATGGTCAGCTCGTGTCCAATATGGGATATATCTCTACACAATCTCTGAAAGTCCACGGTCTGAAATGTCGTGATGGTCTGAATATCCAGCGAAGGCGCCTCGTACATTTCATCATTGATATCCAGAAGACGCAAGTTGAAATGACTTCTACTCTTCTTACTGTCATTTTCAATTGAAATATTCAGCACGTGATCATCGTTAATCTTCATCACCAAAACATCATTGGCCGTGACGGACTTCAGAACCCTAAATACATTCGTTGTATTGATACCAACGATGATCTCATTTTCACATGAATATTCTTCAAACTGATTTGCGTCCAAAAATAATTCCACCATGGCCGTTCTGGCATTGTCCAGGGTCAACATATGAATTCCCTTTTTGCTAAATGAAACATTAACATCGTTGAGGATATCCTTTAATACCTCAAAGATGTTCTTGAATGCTGATGCTTGAATAGTTTTCAAGAACATTTACTAGTTTTAGTGTCTGTTTTCTTTAAGTAGTCACGATCATAAAGGTCTTTGAGAAATTGTTTGAATCCTTCTTCTCCACGATCTTTCATAAATTCCTTCCATGAACTGTAACCTTGTTTATATGAATAGACATTTCCAAGAGATCTTGGTACATCTTCAGGCTTGGTGATCATTTAGTTATTGGTGGTTTTCTTGTTTATCTTGGCTTCCAACTCAGGGGTCATCGGAGGGGCCAGAGGTACGCCATAGGATTCGATATCAAATAGACCCTGAACCACACTTGGATTTCCATCAAATGAAGCGATCGCTCTGGCATCGAATGATTCAATTTCGGTGGGTATCAACGAGAGTGCCCACTGTCTCACCTCTGCCCCGACCAACAACTTGCCTTCGTTGGTGATAATCGCCGGCACGTGAGTCAATTCCTTTTTGTATTCACTTGGAATTTCGGTTTGATGCACGTTCAGATACTCGATCTGGTCTGCGTAGGGCGTGTTTTCCAAAATCTTATTTGCCTCAAGGCAGTGTTCGCACCTTGGACTGTAGAACATATAAGCAAATGCCATGTCTTACCAATATCAATGAATTTATCAGGCGATATAATTTCGCGATTGTATATAAGATGCGTACGCAGACCATACTTCTGATCGTTCTGGCGGTAGCCATTGTTGGATTTTTCATCGCGCGAAACCGCGAGGGTCTCAAGTGGGATCGTGGATTTGCTGGGTTTCGTCCAGCAGTGTCAGGTGTGATCACGGAAGGGTCGCTCGATATTGAAGGAAGTCCAGTTGTCGATGTTTCAATCAAGGCGATGATGATTCAGAAGATCGCAACCGAGACCGCCAAGAAGATTTTTGACACCAAAGGTCTGTCTATGTTTCCAATTGAAACCGTATTCATTCAGGTTTTCAACACTCCAGAGAGTATCGGAAAACTCAAGGAGAACCGCCCGGATGTCTATGATGCCTATATCAAGTACCTCCAAACTCGTCAAACGCAAGATCTGGAACCCACGGAAGATGACAATAAAAAGGTCAGGTCTTCGCTGATTAGTTACCTCAACACACTCAAGCGCGATCAGGACTATGCGTCTCCTCCAGACGGCGTACCTATGACCTACCGCGCCAGGTTTTTGATGCTCGACACGACTCGTTTCTATGGTTCGGAACTTGATGTGATCGCCATCGGCGACGGCAAGGATGTGACAATCCAAGGTATCACGAGTCAGCCCCTGATGAACGGCGATGAACGGATCAAGCCTTTCCAGGACAGTATCAAAGCAGGAGAGTGGGAATCCTACAATACCATCGCCAATGCCAATGCCCCCACCAAGAGCGCCCTGGAACTTGCCGAGAATGCTATCAAGGACAAGTGGGGCGAAGATTTTAAAGCCTATGAGGTGACCGCCACGGCGGACGTGGGTCAGTTTGAACCCGTGAGTACGCCCTATCTTCGTTAGTAAAAACTTCAGAACTAGTAGACAATGCCTCTGAGAGTGGACGAGGTACAACAGATCGACCACCGAAAGCGAGAGCTAAAAAAGAAACTCTATACGGAACTGTATGAACGCGCCAGCACCAAGGTGAGACAAGTCGCCGAACTCGGTCTCCATGAAACCTGGGTGCAGATTCCTTCGTTCCTTATAGGATTTCCATCTTTTGACGTAAATAAGGCGGCCCAGTACGTCGAGCGACAGTTCATCAATGGTGGGTTCTTCACCCAGCTTTATGAAAACGGTCAGTTGTTTGTTTCGTGGTATCCCAAGACGTCCAAAAAGAAAGCCAAGTCAAAGCCCAAAGAACCCGAGAACGAGTTCGCATCCCTGGCAAACCTTAAGAAAGCTGCGGACAAATATCGCTGAATTAAATACGTTTTATCAGTAACTATGGACAATAACCTTAATGTTCTTGTGGAAGCCAAGAAGGAACTCCTCAATCAGCTCTCGTCCACAATCCTTCCGAGCGCCCTTGACTGTATGGACACACTCTATGCGGATGCCAGGACAGAAACTCAGGGAAAGCAGACGCTCAAGGCATTCCAGGACAAACTGGCCAAGATTCCTCAGTGGAATAATTACCAGATTGATACCGAGGTGGGAAAGTGTGTGGATCGCTGTGGCGGATGCCTGGACGAAATGGTAGCCGCGGTGTTTGTTGCCACAGTCAAGATCATTTCGTCGGTCAGACTCTCCAAGGATTCCAGGAAGGTGTCACTCAAGATTCCAACCAACGACGTGTTCGTGCTGGGTGTCTACACGAATGTCGCCAAGCGAATCTATGAGGATCCCTATATCTACCAGGAGGTGGTCAGTAGGAACGACCGCCGCAAGGATCTCGTCAGGAGGATGGACGGCGTGGTCGAGGAGACGGTCAAGGAGATGCTCCCGATCAATCAGATTCTGAAGACCTACCTGAACAAAAATCCCATGGACAGACTCCAAGAGGAGTCCGAGGAAGCCCACACGGCGGAGTTGGGTGAAGAGAATTTCCCCGGCGAGGGAGAACTCCCATTGCCAGAAGGAGAAGAAGGAGAGCCATCCGAAGTGGTCGATCACGGTGAAGAAATGCCGCCGCCACCGATGTCAGAGGAGGAATCCATGCCAGTTGAAGAACCCATGGAGGAAACTAAGAACTTTACATTCAATGACAAAATCGTGAAACGAGGCGACCCGACGCCTCCCATGGAAGAACCAGAGGAAGACTTTTCCATCAATCCCAGTGCGAACCGTTAAACATACTAAAATCTAGTTTAATTAATAATGATAAGTGATTCTCTTAAGAACCCTTTGATTGCCGCTCTTGTCGGTGCGGTTATTACAATGGCCTACATTCAACTGGTGGCCCGCCTCAATCGCGAAGCACCTCCCAGGAATGCCGATATGGTAAAGCCCGCCATTCTTAACGCCATTTTGGTAGGTTTCATCGTCTACATGGGAATCTCACAGCGCGAGGAGATCTACGAAACTCCTTTTCCCGAAGTAAGTCGCGGAATGTAGTTAAATATTTTAGTCTAGATAGATAATACGATGGCCAGTGTTGATACATTTAACGAGCTTCTTTTGCAGTTTGTGGATGAGCTGGCTCACACGTTCCCAGAGAACACCATTGTGAAGACCTACAGGAATACGGTCAGCATGTTGATCAAGAAGGATCCTGGTGTCTGCCTGGAAACGTTTATGAAAAATGTGAAGCCCCATGAGGATCTCATCCGCAATCAGGACGAGCGCATCTTCGAGGAACTTTCGCGTAGCTATGGAATTTTGAAGACCCTTGACCTTGAGTCCATGTGGAAGTCTGAACTTTCGGACAATAGCCGGTCGGCCATCTGGCAGTACGTCCAGGGACTCTATGTTCTGGGAAACAATGTCGGCGAAGAGGAGATCCAGGCGTCTCGCCAAACCAATATGGATTTTTCGCCAGAGAAGATCAATCAGTTGTTTGCACCCCAGGGCCCTAGTGGACAGGAGAATCCACTGGCCGGTCTACTCGGCAACCTGATGAAGCCCGAGATTATGGAAG